CCACATATGATGCTAGAAGAAGCGTTAGGAGCAACAGCGAGTAAATGAGCATTACGCCTACCACTACCATTGATATCAGGTGACTCACCACGTTCATCAGCAAGTCGTTCAGTTGCTCTAAGCGAATGTCTCTTAATGTGTTTAAATGCTTTATAATTAAAGCCCGTAGCGTATATACCTTCAAATGGAATGTTGCGAGACTGGAGATACGAATGGAATCCCATCGCACCAAGACCCAACGACCTTTCTCTATAAGCTGAGTAGGTAGATTTAAGAAAGCCTTCCCTGCCTTCTTTAATATGTTTTTTAAAGCGTTTAAAGTTTGCATTATATTCTCCTAAGTTATTTGTATCCACAGCGTTATCAATGTAATGCTGTAGTACATTGTCAAGCATGGTAATTAAATCATCAATAAACAGAGGATTCTCACTCCACTCATCAAAGTATTCTAAGTTTACAGAAGATAAACAACACACTGCTGTTCGTTCTTCGTTGGTAGGTAAAGTAATCTCAGAACATAGGTTGCTCTGTTTAATTTCTAAGCCTAAATCTTTTTGTTCTTTAGGTAATGCTTCGTTACATGTATCTATATTAATCATGTATGGCTCACCAGTCTCTGCTCTAGCATTTATAATTTGCCACCATAAGTCTCTAGCATTCACAATCTTTGTAGGTTCGTGAGTCTTAGGGTCAATCAATCTAAAGTCTGCATCCTCTTCAACAGCTTGTAAAAACTCATTCGTAAGATTGATACCGTTATGCAGATTAAGGTTCTTACGATTAATATCACCACCTGATTCTTTACGCATGTTAATGAACTCTTCAATCTCAGGATGAGATATGTCCATGTATGCAGCATAAGAACCTCGTCTTGTAGTGCCTTGATTAAAGGCTAACATCTGAGAATCTACAACATGCATAAAGGGGATTGAACCAGTAGACTTACTACCGTGAGTAGTAGAAATACCATTGCTACGAATATCGCCCCAATATCCACCGATGCCTCCACCCGAACTTGCGAGCCATATGTTTTCATCATAGTGAGCAGATAAACCATCCCTGCTATCAGGAACATAATTGAGGAAGCAACTAATAGGAAGCCCACGGCTGGTTCCCCCGTTACTAAGTATAGGGGTGCTAAACATAAACCAGCAAGAGGAACTGTAGTGATAAAGTCTTTGAGCCAATTCAAAATCTGTGTGACCTTTGTAGGTTGCTCCGAAGACGGATGCTCTTGCGAATGCTTCTTGTGCATGTGTTTCATTCTCCCATAAGTATCTATCCTTGAGCGTGTCAAGGCTAAACTTATCTAAATTATTTTCATTACTGTAATTAATTTTTATACCAAGATATTCCTTGATACCAACTTTGTCGTCAACCATTTACATTCTCCTTATCATGAATGTCTAACATTATTATACCATAGTGTAAAATTTTTAATAAGTCTTTTCTATTTTTTCCTGCTTTATTACCGTATCGTTTTGCATACTTCATAATGTTTCCCATACAAAAACCTTCACCGTGTCCTGAATCAATAATAACATCCGTTGCTTGATACTTATCAGAAGCATAGTGCTGACCATACGTATCCTCAATGTAAGTTTTTAATTCAAGTAAATTTTTATCTTCGTTAAACTTGTAGTTCATTGTTTCTCCAACCATCAGGTAAAGTATCTTCACTGTACCATCTAAAATTATTTGTTTCAGCCCACTCAGCATGGGTTCTTTTTGTTCCGTCTTTACGTACTTTAGCACCCGGCATAGGAGAGTAAGGTTTTTGAAATAGAAAAACTAATTCCATATGTTCAGGTAAAGCTTTTCTAATCCAAGTATATTTACTGTACTCTGCATGGTCCCAAAATCTACCCTTAGCTTCTAATAAAATAGTTTTATCTTGAAATGTTTTAACAAAGTCTACTTCGTATTTCTTGTCAATAATATATTTAATAGCTTCAAAGTGATGTGCCCAATCTTTTAAAACTGTTTGATGTATATTGTATTCCCATAAACTATCATACCCTTTTGGTACATTAATTTTTTTAGGTCTTGGTTTTCTTGGTACTCTTCTAGGCATTGGTGAGTTCCTTAACAGTAATGTTAGGATTCTTTTTAACCTGTTTATAAAACCAACGTAAACTATAAGCACTCAACATAAATTTATTTTGAGAATAAATATGTGTTTGCTCAGGTAGAAACTCATGTAAATTATTTTTATTTATCTTTGAAGTATCTTCTCCGTCCGGAACCATAGTTCGTAACCATTCTATTAATAAATTTTCTGCTCTTCTTCTTAGCTGTTTAGATTTTCTAGCGTGCAAGTTTTATCTCCTCTACTTTAGGTACTGATTTTACAGTGGTTAAATAAGTAATTCCTTTAGCATATTGAAATGCTCTTAAACCTTTTCCGTTATTGGATTCTTTATGACATTCAACTTTATGTCTACAATAAGTACATCCCCTTGCTAATTTAAAATTACCACCCTTGCCTTCAGGAACAGGCGAGTAACACAGAGCCGGAGGTGTTTTCTTTTTGATAGTTTTCTTTACATTTTTTATTGCTGAAACTATATTTGGTTTATCAAATTCATCAGGTTTAAATAAAGCAAGCTCCCCAGTTTCTTTATTCAGAGCAAGGAAGCCTCCATTAGAAGTACCTTCACTGTGCTCATACCCTGCTAATTGAGATATGTAACCGAAAGGGTCATCGTTTGTTAGGGTTCCTTCTTTAAATTTTTTAAACGCAAAGCCGGATGTTGTTTTAATGTCTACAACTTCACCATCAATAACACAATCCATATGTCCTTTTATGCCTTCTACTTCTACAGTTTTCTGTTCAGAGGTAACTTCATGACCAGCCATTTTAACAAAGAATAACACTAGCTCTTCTAATAAATGTCCGTATAAAAATTTAATTAATGTTGATGAGGCTAACTGTTGAGGTACTTGCTCTGCATTTAAATCGTACCATAGTTGTCGTGAAGGCTTACCAATGTTAGACATACGTAACGTTGAAGTATCTCTTGGTTGAGGCGTAGCCCAATGTTTTAAAGCAGATGCCATAGCTTTACCAAACTTATCTATGTCTTCATCGTTAACTTTTATTTGTTTGTTTTCTGTTAATGGACTTATAGCTTGATATATATCTTGAACTAAAGTATCAATTGTTTTTTTATTTTTTTTCATCGTAATCCTTAAAAGCTTTTATAACATCGCTAGAAAATAATTTTTGTAAATTAACTAAATACATTTTACTAGCTTTGTTATCCCCACCGCTAACAGTTTTAAATGTGTCTAACTTTTTTACAATAGTTCTAAGGACATCAGTTTTAAATACTAGGGTACAGTATTCATTATCTCCAACACATAAATGATGAAACCAGTAGTCTGATTCAGTAGCGTTTATTCCGGAAGGTTTGTTCCAACACTCATACTCAATGGCTATGTTTCCTGTGTTCATCCACATACCACGTTCAGATTTAACTTCTATCTTTTTATCTTGTAGCATTTCAGCTACTTTATCTTCTCTGACTTGACCGTATTCTAAATCTAAATCAAATTTTTTTCTATTAGCTTTAGTGGGTTTCATTTAAAGTTCCTCTTGTGGTATAAAAAATTTTTCAATAAAACTTTCAATATGTCCGGCTTGATAGTATGAATCAGGGTAACTTTCGTCAATTCGCATACCTCGCCATTTACCTTTTCCAATTATGTATTCATAAGTGTAACGTCTTTTATTACCCCTACCATCTTTTCTAGGTATAATTTTAGTAGTTAAAGTAACAACATCTTTTTTTATTTTAAACTCTATTCCTTTTTCTTCTAAAAAATTTTTTACGCTGGCTTTTGTTTCATCTTCTATTTTAAATTTAGGTTCAGTTAATAAAAATCTATTGTAAAAATCTTCAATACCTTTAGACGTGTAATGTTTTGAAGGAAAGCCTCGTCTAGCATAAGGTGCCCATCGTCCGGTAGTAGTATAGTAAGAATAAAATTGTCCATTAAATTCTATTCTAAACATGGTAGAGCCGGCTCCTGCCGTAAGTGAGTGTTTGATATTTTTAGATTCTAAAAAATTTCTTACAGTATTAACTGTTTCATTAGTAATATGACTAAAAAGTATTTCTCCTTTAGAGTTTACTCTATTAAATCTCCAATCATATTCTTGTTCTTGTACTTCTTTTTTAATGGGTTTCACTCCAGTTGTCTCCTATCTTGTATTCACCGTCCATGGGACAACGAAGATTAAAATGTTCTCCGGCTTTTATTATACTCTCTACTGCTAAGTTTCCAACAAAATCTGCTTGAGATTCTTTAACCTCTATCTGCCACTCATCATGAATATTAGCTACAAATTTATAATCAATTGTATTTAATGTTAAAACATCATTCAGTATGACCAGTGCTTTCTTCATAATAATAGCACCGGCTCCTTGAATTAAAGTATTAAGTGCAGCATGTTGACTACGCACAAATAATTTTCTGCCGTCTAATCCTTTGAAATATTTTTTTTCCGCAGTTCGTTGCACCTTTGTTGTAAGAGATGCAAATGATGGATTACTACCGAAAAAGCGTTTTCTAAGTTGCCCGCCTCGTGTAGCATTTCCCCCAACAATTTGTCCAATCTTTTCATTTCCTGCTCCGTAGCAGAGTGCATAGATAAATACCTTTGCCTCATCTCTTGATTTAAGTCCAGCAAGTTTTTGGTTGTAAGTGTGAATATCTCCTTGTGTAATTTCATAAATGTAATCCTCATCATTCATATAATGGGCAAGCAATCTCAACTCAAGTTGACTTGCATCTACCCCTACTAATTTATAACCCTCAGCAACTCCCCAAAAACTTCTACAAGATTTACCATAAGGAGAAGTTACGCTGGGTACTTGAGCCATGTTAGGATTCCTATGTGTCATCCGTCCAGTGATAGTGCCGTTGGGTATTACATAGCCGTGAACCCTACCGTCATCTTTTAAACTATCAATCCAACTTTCTGTTTGTACAATTCTCTTTTGTAATAGTAGATACTCAAGTATTAATTTTGCTTCCGGTATATCTTGTATTTTAGAAAGGCTACCCTCATCTACAATAGG